CGGATTTCGTTACAGGCCAGGGCTCTCAGGAAACGGTTCCTTGCAAGTCCCTTCATTACGTCAATACCCCTCAGGCGGGCCCTAACGGCCTCGTATTCGAGGATATGAGCGGCAACCAGGTTTCTGCACAGGTCATTCCGTCGGGTCTTGAAAGAGGCTTCGTATGTACCAACGGCGGGAGCAATTCGGTTTTCGTAAAGACCGCGGTTACTACTGCAAACGAAACGGCTTCTTCTGGATGTTACTGGGAAAGCGGCGAGTCTAACCCGTTCGTATACCTTACTGACCTGAACGACCAGGGAGCACCTCTTCCGATTTATATCCCTGCGAGCGTAGTCGCGGACATCTATTACGAATGCAATACGATTTCGTATGTGACCCACGGAGAGAACGTCCTCTTCGGCCTAAAGGAAACTTCAGGTCAGGACGACGCGGATTTCGTCGCTTCGTCTTATCTGAACTTCGCTCCGTCTTCTGACGCTGGCGCAGGCGTAAACCATCCAGGCTGTTTCCTCAGGGTCTATAACTCGCAGCAGACCGGTTTCTACGTATATCCTGCTTTCTGGCAGGGCTACGGCGGATATGGTTCTACAGGTTCCTATTCTGTAGGAGAGGACAAGTTTAGCATCCGATACTTCTAGTCTATAAATAAATCATGGGCTAATGTGCAGCTTAAGCACACAGGAAATGATTTATGAAGAAAGTATGTAAACAAGAAGCACCTGTTGAGCCAGAAACTCAGCAGGTTTTAAATTATAAGAAGGACCTAGAAGAAATCAAGGACCTCTTGAGGATTATTGCGGAAAAGATTATCGACCTAAGACCTACAGGAGGTTTCTAATGGCTGGCGGTACACACATCATACGTATGAAGAAAAGGCACGCCCAGATGAAGTTCCTCTTGGAGAATTTCGACAAGCCTGTTGTCAATATCGACGGCATGGGCGAAATGGAATACGACAAGGAAGGCTATTGTCCTACTGGTATTACCATGGCTTTGTTGAATTCGGGCGCCGAAGAAAGAATGGTCGGAGACAAGATTACTCCGAAACAGTTCTCTACTTTCATGATGCACATACAGTCATACTTCCCTAAGAAACTAAAGGTACGTAAAGACTGCAAGGACGTATGGACATACCATACTTTCAATAACGAAATAGGCGAAGAAACACAGGCCTTATTGGACGAATGTATAGACTGGTATCATGACATGAGGGCGCAGGTTCTAAACCTGTTGTCGTTCAACTACTTTACGCAGGGCAAGATGCAGTATATCGAGCTCATGAAGAGACGCTGGAAATCCAAGTACTCTGAAAAGGTAGAACAGGCAGTACAGGCAGACGTCAAATCCGACAACAATATTAACATAATATTCGAGGACGCTAAGCCAGAAGATTATGAACATTAGGTACAAACTGTTCAGACACCAGAGGGAATTGCTGGAATGCAAGGATGACATGGTTTACCTTCGTGCAGGCCGTGGTTCAGGTAAGTCGTTTATCGCGTCATTGATAGCCGTCATGGCCCTTTTGAAAGGTCAGAGGGTACTTATATTAGCCCAAGACTATAGGGCCCTTACGGAAGTCATTATGAACGAAATCGTACAGCGTCTGTTCGAGATTCTAAAGCCTGAAGAATTCCAGGTGCATCGCGTTTCTATGAAGATTACTTACGGTAAAACCGGTGTAATCTATTTCTCGTCGTATTCTAACATGGACTCCATAAGAGGTTTCTCCAAGATTCAGCTTTCAATACTTGATGAAGTCTGCCTTGCCCCGCCTAACCTTTTCGAAGTCCTGGCGTACTGTCAGAGAGACCTGGATGAGGATCCTAGGATAGTGATGTGTTCAACTCCTAGGCCTGCCAACTGGGTTACAAGTTTCGTAAAGGACAGGAACGTTAAGGTGATTACTGCGAAGACGTCGGATAACTACCGTATCAAGCAGAAAGAAATCGAGCTCATGAAAAAGACCTGTCTTTCAGAAGAACAGTGGTTGAGAGAATTCGAAGGCGTAGAATGCGAAGACAACAATTCCGGCGTACTCTTTACGGACGCTATGTTGGAACCCGCACCGAAGTCAGGAACAACGGTTTCGATAGGAGTAGACTGTGCAGGTTACGGGAAGGACTGCAACTGTATCGTAGTAAGGAAGGGAAACAATGTCATAAAGGTCATAAGGAAAGTGCTCGCATCGGCGAAGGACCTGTTCGCGGAAATCAAATTAGTCATACACGAATTCGGCGCATCGAATTTCTCTCATATCGCAATCGACCAGGCGTACGGACAGGGCCTTTACGAACTGTTGATGGATTCCGATTACAAACATATAACGTATATGATTCCTTTCGGCGGTTCGCCGGAGGATCCGGCTTACCTTAACAAGAGAGCCGAGATGTACGTCACTACCAAACGATACATAGACGAGCACGGCATAAACGGTATCGACGACCAGATGAAGGAAGAACTGAAGGCTACGAGATATGAACTGTCGCCGCACGACAAGGTACAGCTGATAAAGAAGGAGGATATACGTCTCATTTTGAAACGTTCTCCTGACTCCGCGGACGCCCTTGCGCTTACTTTCTCCATGCCTGACATACCTAGGGGAATTATTTCAGAACGTAAAACGCGACAGGCCGCATATATGGGCTAAATCGCTTTTATAAATAAATCATAGCGAACATGGCGCTTACCATGCAATAAGGAAAAATATATGATAAACGATGAACTTGAAGTTCCGATGGAAACCGAAGTTGAGACGACAACAGAAGTTAACTCGGAACCGGGAGTTGCCGCCGACGAAACAGCTTCGTCAACTGTTTCCGAAGAAAATGTTAATACTGATGAAAAGGCTAATCAGGGACACAGGGAATACACGCCGGAAGAAAGAGCAAGTTATTCTTTCAGGAAGCAGCTGAACAAGCAGAAGGCCAAATACGAAGGCCAGTACAACAACCTGCAGGCTCAGTACAACGAACTTCTCGAACGACTCAACAGGCTTGAAAACCCGGATAAGTATGCCCCGCTGAACAGAGGACAGTTCCAGGACGACGACAGCTATATCGATGCGTTAGTGCAGCAAAGATTCGACAACATGTGGAATCAGCGCTTGCAGGAAGCACAGCAACGTTACCAGGAACAGGCACAACAGGACCAGGAAGTACAGGCATATAAGTCCCGTCAGGATGAAAATGTCAAGAAACTGTTCAAGACGCCGGAAGCGGAAAAACAGTATCGTGAAACGATCGGAATCGCTTTGCAGAACGGCTTGGGAGACTTGATTGATTCCGACAAGGAAATCGCTCAGTACATTATGCGTTCCGACATGGGCCCGAAAATCCTTTACGAAATGGCTATGAAGCCAGACATCGTATCTGAAATGTTCAGCGACAACGTAACACCAATGGACCGTCAGTTCAAGATTAGAGAACTGGAAAATAACCTGAGGGCTTCCATGGTAACACCGGCGCCGGTAATCGGAAAGCCAGGAATCAAGAGCCAAGCGTCTGCAGGAAGTATTTTCGACAGTGACGAATCCATCCTGAATTACTTAAGGACGCACTAAACTTTAACATTTTTAAAAAGGATTAAAACATTATGGCAGATAAGAATCTCGGAAACAAGTTTTCCAACAACCACAAGACCAAGCTCATCGCAGGCGAAGTCTACGACAACCTCCCGTACCTCAAGAAAGCCCACAGCTACATGACTCAGGGCGAACTTGAAGGCAAGAAATACGGCAAGACCTATTCCATCTATATCCCGGATCCGGGCCAGGTCATGGACGGCCTCGAAGCCAATCCGGATGCAATCAACGAAGTCAAGGTCGACGTGACCCTCCAGAACAAGAATACTTCCGTTGAACTCGACGCATGGAACAAGCTCACCGATATTGAATCTTTCACCAACGAAATCGCAAAGCCGCGCGGTGTCAAGCTCGCACGTTCTATCGAAAAGGACGCTATCGACCAGACCATCAACAAGGCTTTCCAGATTGCCGTCGGTTCCGCAAACTTCAAGACCCTCACGGACATGTCCAAGGCCCTTGACGAAGTCGGTGTCGCAGGTACTAAGGTTTCCTTCGTGAAGCCGACTGTCGCAGGTGAAATCGCAAACGGCGGTCTCGCAAACTTCATCCCGTCTGAAATCCAGACCAAGATTTATAAGGACGCTTACCTCGGTCAGTATGCCGGTGCCTCCGTTATCGAAGAAAGCTTGATGCCGATCGTTAACGTCGCTGGTACTGAAACCGCTGCTATGGCTGTCACTGCAATCTCCGGTAAGGGTGCAGAATCTGCAACTGTCGTCGGTTACGATGTCGCTTTCACCGCTGCTCCTGGCGTTCCGTTCAAGGTCAACGCTAAGCTTATCGGTGTCGACGGTATGGAAACCGATCAGGACCTCTACATCATCGCCGACAAGGACGGTAACGTTCCGGCTGTTCGCTTCGCTGTAGAAGGCCACAACGTCAACAACGCAAACGCTTGGGTTCCGACTGGCTATACCACTGCTGCTCCTGAACTCGGTGTTGCTTCCGGTAAGTATGCTCTCGGCCAGTGCCGTACAGAAGACGCCGTTGGTTTCGATACCTATAAGTTCTCTGACCTTCCGGGTTCTGAAAACGAAACGGTTTCCGTTAACAACGTCTCTCTGAAGATGAGCACCTACGGTGACGGCAAGTTCATGACGACTCTTACACGTATCGACGCTCCGTACTGCATTAGTCTTCCGGATCCTCGCAAATCTGTTGTCGGTTACTTCAAGATCGGCTAATATAAATTGAAATAACGATATAAAAGAGTTGAGGAAGTTCCTCAGCTCTTTTTGTTTTTCTCTCGCCATCTTCTTTTATGAGCTTCTGACATTCTTCGTCTAGTTTCTTCTGATGGATGTGTTCCAATTTTTGCATTTCTTTTATTTTTTATTGCTTCAGGGAAACTGTCATTTTCCTGATGTGTACACCATCTTAAATTTCTAATATCGTTAATATTCATATTGATTGGTTTATGTGTTTTATGGTCTACGCACGGTTTATTATCAGGATTTGGTAAAAATGTTTCAGCTATAACTCTATATACCCGTGTAAGTTTCCCATTAAATTTTACTGTTTGGCGTAGTTTAGAGTCATATATTATTCCATTCAAACGTTTAAGACGACCCATATTTGAAATTTCAATAATTATATTTCCTCTAATAGGTTTGTTATTTGTTTTTATCCATAATTCTGTCATAATAAATAATATAGCAATAAACATACGTTTTGTAAACGTTTAAGGATAAAAATAATGATTTCAGTGAACGCACTTCTAAATCAATGTTTTCAAAGATGCTCACTAGTTGGGGATGCTCAATCCTGTACTGGTACGCAGGCCATGCAGGGCTTGAATGACCTCAAGTGTCTTATCGCAGAGCTCAACGGCCAGAATCTGATTCTTTCCGACGTAGAGACTGCCGACGTAACCAAGAACGGCATCATCAGGGTCATGGAAGAACTGCCTGACGGATGGGAAGAAGTCGATACACTGCCTGCCGCATCTAGCCAGCTCGTAGGAAAGGTAAGGAAATGCGGAAATAAAGTCTACGGCTGCGAGGCTATCCCCGGCACGTATACTTTCGAATGGGTGGAACGAGCCGACATCAAGTGGCCGGATTTGATAATCAAGCCTCTTCCGGACCGAGTCGTAACCCTCAGCCGTAAGCTCGGAAACCGTTACGTACAGCTTTTCCCGGGCGAACGCCAGCTGCTGGATTCCAAGACAAAGCTCGGCCTTCCGACTTTCTATACATGCGAGACGCAGCTCGAACATCATAAGGTAGAAAATATCGAATACGCCTATGAAGTATTCATTATCGAGACGGATTCAGTCCAGTCCGTACAGTACAGGGTTACTTACCTTAAGGGCCTTCCGGATTTGAAGCTCAACGACAAGCTCTATTATTCAGAAAAGATTATCTCTATCCTTGAGGACGGCGTATGCGCAAAGCTCTGTTTACGTTACAAGCTCATGGACATCAAGCCGGTATTCGACGAGGAATTTGCGAACGCCGTAAGGTTGCTTAAACGTGCAAACCAGTCCAACCGTCCTATGGTATACGAAGGAATCGGCGGCTCTTACTTAGACAGTTTCTATGACGGACTTTGCCCGCGTTCCTGGTAAGGAGTATAGATGGCTAAGAATATTACATACAGTTTCGTAGGCGGTTCAGCCAAGAACAAGAATCCGAACATCCAGGGCGCTGCAATCAGCCGCAACATGTTTACTGGTTTCAACGGTACGAAGGACGACGCTCGTCGTTTCATGCAGTCTTGCCCGGGTATCAAGTATCTTCTTTCGTTGGGCGATTCAGGTCAGGTCGACGGCATGTACGTGCCTTCCACTGGCTTGACTTCCATGAACTACGCTCCTTCGTTATTCGTCGCATATAACGGTTCTATTTACCGTATAGATAACGGCTACAATGTCGAAGTTATCGGTTACTACACGTCTGGAAACAAGGTGGAATTCGCGGAATCCGGCGGCGAACGTGCAATCCTGTTATGGGTAGACTCCGTAGCAATCCATGGTTACGATTTGAAGAAAGGCGAATCTGTTGCCATTACTCTTCCTAAGAGAATTACGGAAAGCCTTTACGTACGTCCGACACATATAGCTGTCGTTTCCGGTTCTATCGTTATCAACGACCTCGGTTCCGGCTACGTCTATTATTCGAAACCTTATCCTCTGTCACAGGAAGAGCGCCAGGTTTTCGACATTGTTGACGGTCAGGTTCAGTACGAATCCGACAAGATTACAGTCAAGACGAGACCCGTAGATTCCGGCGAATACTGCTTCCTGGACGACTACGGTGTACAGATGTATTTTAACGCCGAATCTTCTTCTGATAGAGTTACAGCCATTTATTCAGTTGGTGCGTTACTAACACTTTACGGCCCGTCTTCTATTGAATTCTGGCAGAGAGGCGACGCTGAAACCTATCAGACATGGCAGAGAGTTTCGTATACGATTAACAAGGAACAGGGCCTCGAGGCTAAGTATTCCTTGGCTTCTGTCAACCAGACACAGTTCTGTATCGGAACCGGTAAGGCTAACGCGAAGTGCGTTTTGATGATTGACGGTACCAAGGTTTCTAAGATTTCCGAGGAATGGCTAGACCGTATCTTGAACGCCAACGAGATTTCTAATACTAGGGCATGGACGTATTCCAAGAACAACCACAGCTTCTATATCTTTACTGTAGGAAATGAAACCTACTGCTATGACATCATGACGGGCGAATGGCATATCAGAAGTTCCAGAAACTTCTATAATTCCAAGAACAAGCCGTATATGCCGTTGTACGCCGTATGGTTCAATAACAAGATTATTACCGGCTGTTGCGAGAACGGAAACCTCTATGTGCTCGACGACGACTATTACAGGGAAGATTTCAATGCCAATGATAGTTTACCTCTATATCGCGTTAGGCAGACTCCGGTCATTACGGCGGACTACAAGCCGTTCGTAATCTATCAGCTGTCGCTCGAATGCAACGCAGGTTCTATCGAGAATTACAACAAGCTCTCTACGTGCCTGTTGCAGATGAGTAACGACGGCGGATATACTTTCGGTAACGTTATCGAGGCCGGTCTCGGCGAACGCGGCGAATATTCGGCACGTCTCAACTGGCTTAATCTCGGCCGTACAAGACAGTGCGTTATCAAGGTAATGTTCTCTGAGGATTCCGATTTCGTCATTTCAGATTCTACATTGAGATTCGACATCTTGAATACCCCGATTTAAGGAGTAACTATGAGCAAGATAATTACTAAGATACTTGAAATCCTTGGAATTATTGTAATCAACAAGGTTTTGGAGAAGAAAGATGCTTATAAATCACGGAAGTAAAATCGCAGACGTTCTTCAGGCTATTCAGGGCTCATGGAACAACGTTGTCGATAACGACTGGCAGGTTGTAGAAATGGGCACTATCAAGTTTTACAGGAAGATGTGTAAGGAGGGCAATAATGTCCTTCCTTCCACTTTTCTTAAGAACAGAAATAACGTCGTGGGCTATTGGGCCTTTACTAAAAACAACGTAACAGGCGGTGTAATTACATTACAACAAGAATACATTACACTGGATTCTAATGCATTAGTCATCATTATTGGGATTTAGACTTATGATATTGTTCTCTAGCATACTTCCGTCTAGCGTCAATACCTATCTTTTTGATACGTTTTTGATTCTTATAACGTGTATACTCACGTTGTGTTTGGAAGTCTATAGAACGTTCACCAATAGGATTACTAGTTACTCTGTTATTGCAATTTTCGCGAGATGTAACCCATCTGAGATTTTCAATTCGATTGTCAAGTTTATTACGATTAATATGGTCGATTTGATATTTTTCATCAGGTTTTTGAGGGCCAAAATATTGCATAACAAGTTGATGTATCAACCTAGTTTTCCCAGCAATTTTAATTTTTCTATATCCATCACGACTTATGCATGGAATAAATTCTATACCTGTTTTAATATTAAACAATTGTCCAGAATCTGTAAGATAATATTTTTTAGAAATTTTAATTTTTCGCATAAGTATAATATAGCAAATTTAACTAACATTGTAAATGTTAATAAATAATTACAGGAGACTAATTTATGGGATTCGGTGATATAGTATCAAATGTTTTCGACCCGGGCGATATTTTCGGCTATCGCGGCGGAAAGAACGTAGCTGCGGCAAACGCGGCTCTTGACGAGGCGTACGGAAAGGCTGAAGACGCGGCCAACCAGAATAACGCCCTTTACCGTCAGTACATGGACAAGGTTAACAACGCCTACGGTTCCGAGGCTTCCAAGATGGGAGACCGCGTACAGGCCCTTGAAAACCTTACTCCGTATGACGCAGGCCAGTTCGATTACGACAAGTCTATCGAGGATTTCTATTCCAAGGCTGCGAACCAACGTGTCAACAAGGCCACTAACGCGATTACGAATTCGATGGCCAATGCAGGCAACATGTTCAGTTCTGACTATACTGACGCTCTTGCCGCAAAGCAGCAGGCTCTCGCTTCCGAAGAATGGGACAAGGCTTTCGAAAAGTACAATGCCGACAGAAGCCGTGCATTGAACGAATTCAGCACCAATGCGAATATCGGCCAGCAGACTTACAGCAACATGTACAACAAGAACAAGGACTTGCTCGGTATCAGCCAGAACGCACAGGATAATACCCTCAACGCTTTCGGTACCTATACTCAGGGTCTTGCGAATAACAATTCTATGCTCGCCCAGAATGCGGCTAACATCGCACAGGCAAAGGCTGCGAACCAGCTTACGCAGAACAAGTCACTCTTAGGTAAAATTTTCGGGTAAAGAAAATTCAGAGTTTACAAATGGCGTAAAATTTACTATATTTAAGGTATTATGATGGAACAATGGAAAAATACAAATAATACTTGCCCTCAAATGAAAACGATTATAGCGGTTTCCAACTATGGTCGTTTGAAATTACGTAGTGGCGAAATTAAAGATAGTTATTACCGTCAAGTAATGCGATATGAAGGAAAAGCTACAAGAGTTCATATTGTTATTGCAAAACTTTTTATACCCAAAACAGAAGAAGATATTAAGTTAGGCAGAAATTGTATTGACCATATATCTCATTCTCCAGTTGGGATAAATATTAATGATATTCGTAACCTTAGATGGTGTACATATAAGGAAAATAACAATTTTGAAGAAGCTAGACAGCATAAAAAAGAAATTGTTAGAACTTCTAAATGGTGTGAAAACATGTCTAGGGGTATGAAAGGAAGAATACCATGGAATAAGGGAAAACGAGGCGCCCAAGTTGCATGGAATAAAGGTTTAACCAAAGCCTCAAAGGGTGGATAACTTATCATTCCTTTAATTATGGCAGCAATTTCCATGGCTCAGAAGAAGGCACAGAACGAAAATCAGGAACTGCAGAATCTTCAGAATAATATGCAGACTCCGATGCAGACTATGCCTCAGACCCAGTTTCCTACCATCAATTCTGTATTCGGTAACCGTTAAGGAGTATAGATGGGAATAGGCGGATGGTTTAGGGGCATGCTTGCCCGTGTTTTCAGTTCTTCAGGTCCGACACGCTCTGACCTGCCTTCCGTTATTGGAGAAAAGGCGGATAACGGTTTCGATTATCCTATTATCTTCGTACCGGGGCCGCCTAATTTCAACGCTCTCCGTAACAGGACCGTAAACGACGCGGCATTGCCTTTCACCCCTGAAGAATATAAAAAGATTCGCGACAATATCGAATCCCGTAAGGACTTGAATCCGTACGTAAAGCAGGAAATGATTAGGGAAGTAATCAAGACGAATCCTAAGTGGGTTCCAGACGTGAATACAGAACCTAAAGAAAAGCTTTCTCCGTCTTCTTCTGCAATCAGGAGTTTACGTATTACGCCGGATAACAAGATTAAGATACAGTTCGCGAACGGTTCGAAAGAATATACCTACACAGGCGGAAATACCGTAAGGGAAGCAGCTCAGTCCGTTCTGGATTTGATTAACAGCAAGAGTATCGGCCAGTCGTTGAACAGGAAGACTCCTGGAAGCTGGGCACAGAGACATTATGACGCGAGCGCCGTAGGTTAAATAAATATTACAGAGGTTTTATATGGCATTGACTAACAATTTTTTACCACAGACTTCTCTCGTATTCGGCGTACGCGACTTCGCTCCGCAGATTGACGCCATACAGAAAGGCGATACACAGGGACTGCAGAACGCTTTCAAGTTCGGTACGCAGGTTTACGACTACCTGCAGGGACGTAAGCAGGCTAACCTTATAGAACAGGACACTAAAGACAAGAAAGCTTTAGAAGACCAGATTGCTGCAGATACACAGCAAGTTGCTGAACTTAAAGAACAGCTTGCTGCACTCAAAGGAGGTGTATAATGCCGTTCGATTGGAGATTTAGAAATTTTAAGCGTGACCCGGAGCCGTTTCTTAATGGCGCTGTTATAGATGCAGAAAATGCACGTAATAACTTAGTACAAAATGCCGGAAACGACATGGAAGGTTATACACCTCTGGAATCTACTCTTGCTGCACAGGCTATGGAAGGTTATAAGCCGGTAGTTCCTGCTACACAAAGCCAACTTGCGGCTGGTGCAAGTCAGGCTATGCAAGGCTATACTCCTAACAGTGCAGGTCGTCCGTCTGTTCCTAATGATATGCATGGCGGAATGGGACAACCGGATTTAGAAGGCTACGGTGAAAGTTTACAAGCTGCTTCGGATGCCGCTGCGCAAGCACAAGCTAAGGAACAGCAAATTGCAGATATTGAATCTCAAATTTCTGCTCTTGAAAAGCGTATTGCTGAAAATAAGACTAAGTTACAGAAATGGACAGGAAACGCTGACCAGATTGCCGCTATCGAAGCCCGCAAGATTAATTCTCAGGATCCTACTTCTATCTGGCGTTGGAAAGTCGACCGTGATGAAGCTCGTCGTATCGCTAATGCTCAGAATAAGCCAAACGATGTTGCAAGGGCTAATGCACTTATCGAAGCTAACAACATACTTGACAGTATGATTATCAATGACAGTCTTGATACTCCGACCAAGAACGCTATGCTTTCTAAACTTGCTGATGTAAAGACTAATCTTGAAAAGAATGGACTTCCTACAAAGGACGTAGATAAAAAAATTGAATTACTTAAAGGTAATGGTGAACAGACTACACGTGAACAAGCTAAAACTGATTGGAAGGGTTTAAAAGGTAAACCAGATTTAACAAGTAAAGAAATTCAAACTGCTCTTGATGATAAGAATATGAACTGGGATCCTGATGAACGTAAGGAAGCTGAAAATCTTAGAGATAAACTCAAGAAACACGAAGCTGCAACCCGGGATGTTAAGAATATGAAAAATTGGTTATCTACAATGGGCATCGATTATAGTCTATTGGATTCTGACGAACAGAAATCTTGGCAAGAAATGTGGAAAGCTCAAAAAAAGGGTAAGTAAATGGCCGTAATATCGAAAGAAAAATACGAAAGATTAAAATTACTACCGGAAAAGTATCGTTCTGACCAACAGCGTGAAGATATAGTCGATTTCGAACGTGCAGAAGCGCAAGCCCCTACTATGGCTCAAGTTCGTGCGGCTGTTAATTTACATAATACTTTAACTAAGAATCCGAGCTTAGTTAACAGTAATCCTGTTGCAAAACAGAAATTAGACGAAGCTCTTAAAATTATTGAAGCCGACCGTGCTTATGCTGCAGTAAAAGGCGGGCGTGTTAAAGACGCATACGTACAGCCTGTAAAACGTATTCCTGACGACCTTATTAAAAATAATGATTTTAATTTTAACTGGAAGTCTGCGTATGAAAATACAAAGGGAGAAAAGCTCAGAGATACAGAAGCGGATTACGATAAGCTGCAGAAGTTTATCGATTCCAATATGTTCAATATTGATGACCCTGTAAGTCTTCAGAAGATTGCATATGATATGCACATGTACAATCCGAATACGATGAAGTGGACAGATTTCATTAATTCTGAACAGGGCGAAGAATTCAAGAAGTACCTTGCCGACGTTCGCGAGAACCAGCGTAAGACTGCTATCAAGGATATATTCGATAACGAATCTAACTTTGCAGTAGATTTCATGCTTCCTGTTGCTAAGGAAAATGCAAAACAGGCTTTATTGAAAAACGAAGAACCTAATCTCGGTGTTCCGCTTGCATTCGATGCCGGTACTAACCTTGCTATGTTAGGCGGCGGAAAACTAGGCTTGGTCGCTGCGCCTGCTATTACTAACGTAGGTCAGTCAGTTTCTAACGATATGGATCCTGCTGTAGCCGGTGTAAACACATTACTCGGTGCAGGCACTAACATGCTTATTCCTAGAGTTATGGACAGAGGTACTCGTTATCTTACTGTTCCTGGTAAAAAGTATTCTCAGCGTGTAGATGTCAAGGGTAGAACAGACCAGCTTGCAAAAGAAGCTGCAGATACAGAAAAGAAAATCTTAGACGGTGCTGTATTTAAGCTTAAGAGTAAGTTCAAGACTGATGCTGAAGGCATGCCTTTGCCTACTGAAGATTTGGGATATGTCAGTCAGACTAAGAAAATCCTGTATTCTGATAATCCAGAAAAGGCTATCAAGGAATACGGTTTGAAAGACTATACTGTAAAGCCATTATATGAAGCTCGCAAGCACGATGCAGGCATTATTCCTGAAAAGGAAATGGATGCATATAAGGCTAATAATAAGCTTGCGCGTAATAACTGGTTTGAAGATACAAATGTTGGTCTACAGACATTAAGACATCCAATACAGAATATTAAAGAAAATGCTGAAATGATAAAAGGCGCTGTAAATCTTTCTAAAGCACGTGAAAACGAACGTAATCGTATGTTAAAAGCATATAGTGACGATGTACGCGGTGCCTTCAAAAAGCCACGTGACAAGGCCGTAAAGGATGTATTGGAAAAGCTTAACAAAGGCGAAAAGATTTCGACATTCGATATGAAAGAACTTTACGCCTTAGGTTACAATCCTAAAGAATCGTTAATTTCTTTCTTGTGGAGAATATCGCCTGAAACAGCAAAGAATTACTTGTCTAACTTTGCAGGTCGTAATACTTCTGCAGGAGCTACGATGACTCTTCCTAACTTGTTCTTCGGTACTAACCTTAATAAGTTCGTAGAAGACAAGAAGAAAGGCAAACCAAAAATTTCTGAAATCTTCGGAGGTGAATAATGTGTGACGGTAAAAAGAAACCGCGCCCGAAAATCAAAGACGTTTTTGGTCGTTAGTTTTCAAGAATATCAATGGAAAGGGACTTAGCCGGTTCCTTTCCTTCTATTTTATTCCAATTCTTTACACAGTAAGCAGTAAGGCAAACACTATATAATGCGATAGCAGCGATAGAACCGAAACCGATAATCTTCAATGCAGTAATGAATTCGTTTACGGCGAGAACATAAATCAAAGTCATTGCGATGGCGATAGCGATAAACTGTTTCATGGTAGGCTCCTTTGTTGTTTACCTTTATAATATAGTAAAAGGGAAGACGTTTGTCAACCCTTACTATAAGACTTTTTCTTTCAGTTTACCCGTTAGCCAAGAATACTGAGTTCACGGAGAAGCTTGTTGTTTTCGGTCTTCATGCGCCACTTTTTGCCTTCGTTATAGGCGTTAATGAATTCTTCAGCTGTCATGTCGATTAAATACTTATCTTGTCTCTTGAGCTGGAAAGACCTTCCAATAGGGGTGAAATACTTCTTGTCGAGTTCTTTCTGTTCAGCAGTCCAGTTCTCGTAATTCTTAAATTCTTCTGGAGTAGTACGTCTGTGATATGCTTCCCACCATTCCTTGTTTTCGACAATCTTGACTTTCCTCATCTTGCAGATGCAGTGGTCTTCACGAACAAAATAACGACCATCGTTACCGGACCATTCCTGAACTTTCACATATCCGGTACGGGAATTGATGTCGATAAAACCTTCGTTGTTGATGAGGTTCTGTGCTTCGTTGTAAGTAATCATTGTTGTTCCTTTTGTTGATGTTGTTGTTCGTTTATGTCATTAATATAGTAAAATAAAAGGTTCTTGTCAACCCCTTTCTCATAAAAAAGTGTCCAGACGATCCGGCGAACAACAAATAGAAGGAACCACAATAAACCGAACCGCCTGGACAATACTTAATCTAATACCTCCAGTATTTTTTCTACTTCTTCGTTATGCATGATAGTATTCAACTTGAAATCTATCTTAGGCAATATTTCCTTTACGAAATGCGTGGCGAGCCTGAAACACGCGTTCTCACGAGCCTTTGCGTCAGTCATGGCCCAGCTCTTCGTCATTTCATATGCAACAGAGACATAATTTGTTTCTAATCCGAAATAACTAGGTATATCTATGCATATATGTACCGAAGTCCTAAAGTCAATAGGCGACACATATTCAAGTTCTCTTACTTGGAAATATATGCCTTTGTAGCTCACGGAGCTAGTTCCAGAATAGAGCTGCTCCACTAGTCTTAAAATCATTTCTTCAATCATTTAGAAATCAAATACCTTTTCATATTCACTCTTTACATCGAGCGTCTGTGCATAGTTGAAAATTTTCTCATCGTCCTTAGTGAAATAGCTGATAAGGCCATATTCGATTCCGGCGTCCTTCATGGAATAGTATTCATCCCAGCAATGATTGACGAATTCATCAGGCTTGATATTGTTCCTGAGAAGCCAAGCCATGGTTTCGTCTTCGTTTCTTACATACTTGTTGTTCTTAGTATCGACGAAAATGAAGTTCCAACCGTACTTGCCGAAGATAATGCACGGAGTCATGGAAGTGAGATAAATTGTAGTCTTGTTCATTGTTGTTCCTTTTGTTTGTTGTTTATATAAGTAATATAGCTTAATGTTTCAATCTTGTCAACCCTATTCATTAAATTATTTTAAAGTCGCTAGATAATATTCATTAATAAGATTTCTGAACATTACTTCCGGTTCTTTCTTGAGATAAGTAAATATATCCCAATAAGACTGTGCATCGACTATGCCAATCTGAAACACTTTCATAAATTCTTTAAACCAGTCAGTATATCGCGTTATATCATAGAAACTATTAGGTACATGATTCTGGTCAGAAACCCATGCTGTATAGTTATTGTCGTGAAATACGATCTTGTCAAACTGCCAGAGGTATTTGTACGGTGCATTAATGTCTATTCCGTTAATCCAATTGATAGGATTAAGGTCATCTTCAAGCTCTTCGTTGAATTTGTCCATTTCTTCTTGAGTGAACATAATGTACTTCTTTTGGTTGTTTACGTGTATGAATATAGCAAAAGGGCCGACTCTCGTCAACCCTCTTACATAGTTTTTATCGTAAAACTAAATTTACATTAGATAAACATAGTATTTGGTGTGCTGCATACAGAAAGCCATTTGTTTAAGTGGTCTTCGGATTCTAGCCATTCGCCGTTCTTGTTAATGAAGTCATATTGCCATTCAATAATTTCTTTCCAATGTGTTTTGATATTATTGAATACATCGTTAAGTTGTTCTTTAGTCGGATTATCAGGAACTTTACATAACGGGTGAATACAGCTATATGGAGAATCTTCAAAATCACTGCCCATCAGAATAGAACCAGAAGCACAGCATTCAGTAAACTTTAATTTACTCTTGCAACGATTAAAGATATTATTCTTTAGCGGCGCTATAACGATGTCTGGTCTAATTCTGTTATATTCTCCGATATACAAATCAGTAGATTGCCATGGATGTAATTGAATTTTCTCTTTAATACAGTCGAGGAAATACGGAACGTCGGCAAAGTAATGAAGGTCCATATTGTCGATATTTGTAATTAACCATTCCGGCCATTCACCGACATAATCACCTCTCAAACCTGTTACTCCAAGTTGATATTGAGGATTCATAGGCTGCGGAGGTCTTACATGTTGCATCGCGGATGCTGACAATACTAGAGGCTTTTCTCTAAAGAAATCCTTACGTTCTCGCGACCACAACGAACGTTCGCAAACGTTAGGCACAACAGTAGTATTCCAGTAATTGAATTTATCATGTAAGATATTAGCAAGATAGTCTGTTGCAAGAATCATGCGGTCGATATACTGCAAGTTTTCAGAAACAATCTTATCGATAACATTCCAATCGCGAGGCTGCAATGAGCTCATATTATAGTCTGGAATGTTCTCGTCTTTATAGGTTGTAAAATTATCGTCGCATTCTCCTACTATAGAATATCCGAATTTCAATTGTAGCTCTTTGTAATTCTTTAACCATGGCATGGGGGCAAACGGTCTCTGCACGAAAATGCATCTGGCCTGTGCCAAAAGGTTCTGGTCAAAGATAGGAATCGGAGTCATGATGATTTTGATGCCGAATTTCTGCGGATTCTGATTGATATAGTTTACATTTTGCTGAACTCTCAATACACCGCAACCGCCGCCACACCATTCCGGCGAAATACAAATAATCAAATCCTTATTTACCATATGCTACTCCTTATATAAATTCCTACCACAATATGGACAATAATTAACGTCTATACATTCCCAATCATAATCATCATATATCATACGTATAAAGTATATGCCATCTAAATATTCAAGACGTATTGGTATTGTAGTAGAATCATCACTAACTAAATGTTCATGATTATTAATGAATTCTTTGTCACATAGTTTACACATTTAACTCCTCCTTGAGCCATTTCTCCGCTTATAATTAAAATAGTATCTTTCATATTAAATCTTTTGTCCCTTTTCCATCAAGTTAATCTTCATTGGGAAAACAGGAACCTGCTTGGCGCACTGCAGCCAGTAAATCGTAGAGGCGCGTTCCGAAAGCATAGAAAGCCATCTTGCCTGGTATTCAGGCCTGTTATCCCTTCCCTCGATTTCCGGCGCCTTACGTCTCTTCATGATTTCGACTGTTTCCTCGAACGTATGGTTTCCAGCGAGCTCGTGCGCCTTCTTCAGTACGTTGATTACGAAAGCTGCCCAGTCTCGGAACTGGCCGTAAGGACACGTAACTATATTATAAGGTATGAATATGTTGCCGTTCAGGACATGTTCCGCGTGCTGTACGAGGTGAGGATATAGGGCCTTGATTGACTCTCCCAGATATTTCAAGTCATCTATGAAATGCATGGAAGCGTACTGCTGGGCTACGGAGCGCGGGAAAACCTTAGGCTGCGCTACGTAGATTCTCTTCGTGCAGTCAGGATCCGGCATTCTCCTGTAATGAGCTACGGTAACGAAGTCCGGCGGGAAGTTCGGATTCGTCTGTCCGGTCTTGTCTGCCACCTTCTCGGCGTTCATCTTGTCGAAAGCCTTGCATATCAAATCGATACCCGACCACTCAGAATAGAGCCTGTGGTCGAGTTCCTTGTTTTCCCTGTTGTCTATGACGGTATAGCCTTCAGGTACGTCCTTTATGTCTTTATGCGTTAAAATAAATTTACAGTCCACGCTGCATATTCTCCAGTTTTTTGTTAAGTTCTTCAATCTGCTGCTTGATTGTTTCGATACTGTCGTTATCGATAATCTTCTGGTACTTTTCGCAAGTAATGAAGTCTTCCCTTTCGTTCAGTACCTTCATAATCAGTCCTATGAGGCGCTGTTTCTTCTCTTCCGGCATACAGGAGCGGGTTCTCTTCTGTTCTAAAATATCGATGAGTTCCTCTGTGCTCTTCTTGTTTAGCCTTCTGATTGCGTTGTAGTCCAGCCACGCCTGCTTGTTCTTGCGGTAATGGATTCTCTGGTACTGCTTCTGGTATTCCCTGTATGCTTCCTTGGAATCGAGCTGTGCGACGTTGACGAGGTTCTCGCCGTTTTCCCTCTTAGCGTCTCGGGTTTCCTTTATACGTCTGCGCTGTTCTTCGTCCCACCAATCCCTCATGGCCTGTGCACGCTTTTCCTTGCGTTCTTCTGACCAGGCTCGCATTGATTTCTTCAGGTGCTCTACCCTCTTGGTTTCGAGTTCGATTCTCCACGGCAGCTTGTTGATTTCCTTGTGGATAGCATCGTGTTCGGATTCGGTGAGCCAGATGAGCTCGTTAGGGTCTACGTAGTAATAGTCCTTCATGGCTATCAGTTCCTTGGCCGTATACTTGTCTTCCTTCCTGTGGTGTAGAGTCCATCCCTCGAAATCTTCAGAACATGCCTTGTCGTAGTTTTCGACCGCATCTATGCGCCTGTCCCTTGCGTATTGGCTGTACTTGTCGTAGATTATCTGCGCCGGCGAAACGTGTTCCCTCTCGGCCAGTTCCTTAATGCTTATTTTTCGTTTATTCATGTTTAATCCTCAAAAATAATTTTATAATATTTATTAGATTAAAATATAGCAAACTTTTATAAACATTTTTGGGTTTCGAAATTATTCCGGATTTTCCTCACCTGGCTTGTCACCCATTTGATCGACTCCACGGGTATCGAACAGCTCGTGCTCGTATACCAGGTTTCCGTCGAGCTTCGCTTCCTTTTCCTTCGCGAGATGAAGGTTGATGGCCTGCGTCACGATTTCTGATACGTAAGCGAACGCGGATGTGTCTTTCCTGTAGTCGTAACGGTTCATGTACTTTAGGAGGGCTATCATAGCATCTTGTTTCATGTCGGTATTGTCGAAAATCTTGTACGACGCCATCCTTCCGTCGATAATCTTGTACAGCATCGGTATCAGTCGGTCGGCTGTAGGCTGGAACGCGTTTAAAGGCCGTTTGGACGCGTACAGGGACTTTCTAAACTCCATGAAGTCCTGAACCTCGGCCCACTTGTCCGGCTTGTTCTGGGTACGCGTACGCATCGTTTTCTCGTACTTATCGAGCCACTGGCCCTGGTCTGCAGGATTTGACTCTATGTACTTCTGTAAAAGTTCCTTGAGGACTTCGTTGTCCACGTAATCGTTATTCTTCTTCGGACGCGCCATCTATAATCTCCCATTTACATATTCCGTGTTTTTTATAATAATCATATTCTCTTGCGTATAATTTTTTATCTTCTATTTGGGTTATACCAAAATGTTCATGAAATTTTCGGCCAAATTCTGTAGTTATATAAGATTTACCTTTATGTGCTAACCCTATTTTATCGCGTTTTGCTTGACTTTGAAAACCACCTTTATGAGGATGCGGTTTACCTATTTTACTTTCTGAACGAAATTTACATAATTCAGGAGTTGCGGCTTTCTTTGAGCTCTCTGACATTTTCTTTTTTGTTTCATCGGAATGTTTACGTCCAATTGGTGAAATAGCTTCACGATATTCTGGATGTTCTTTGTAATATTTTTTCATAAAATCAGAATTAGCTCTAGCAGAAATCAATTGTGCTTCTTCATAATCTTTTGCCATTTTTTCAGCTGTTTCTGGTGATATGAATTTTAATCCTTTTTTGGCCATAAACGTAAAAGCAGTAGCCATGCTTTGTCTATAACCCTTTTTAGCAAGCATATAATAGTAATAATGAACTAAAAAATGATCTGCAAGACTTAATGATATTAAATTGTCAGGATCGTTATCTACAGGCTCACCTAAAGCCTTACTAAAGCTTCTTGGAAACTTGTGATGAAGATTCCTATTAGATACTTTCTTTTTAGGGTAACTTTCGTTTTTTTCAAATATTTCAAGTACCCTTAACCAATATTCGTTTTCTGTTTCAAATACTTCTGTAAAGTCATGTTTCATAATGATACAAATATAGCTTTTTCGTAACCGAAAATTTACATAAATTTAATTTTTTCTGAATATTTGGAATTATTTTCATTTAGGGGGTTTACGAACTGTTCATTTTTTACTATCTTCAACGTCATAAATAAGACAGACGGTTGATGACGCTACTTCGATCGATGTCTTTTAAAGAGTTTTGCATTACTTGGTTATCCAGGTAAAGCCTCCAGGTGTAGTAGCGTCCATCTGGAGGTTTATTTTTTATGTACGATTACGGAACTGAATGTAAATTTAAGAGGTGGCAATCCACGAATATAAACAGTCTCATAAACTGTATTTTCAGCGTAGTACAGTACAAGAAGCTTAAGGTTACGAAAGACGATATAAAGGACTATTTCAGGAAACTGCACGCCATGGACTTCCATATTTTCTTTACTACAAAGATGAGGACAGACTACTGGTCCAAGGTATGCTACAGGGTAATGAAGGTATATCAGAAATACTTTAACGACGCCATGGACCATTACGGGCTCACAGGAGTGCGTATGGACAAAGAAGACGTAAACGCTGCCATGTTTACTATGTTCGGCATACGCAAGCCCAGAGATACGAAAGAATGCGATTACGGGCTAGTCTACGACCATGACTACCTTATGAGTTACGTGTCTGAAGGCGATAATGACTTATATTTCGACATTTACGCATCTATCGCTGCGGATTCATTGCATACATTTATGCCTAGGATATACGGCGGAAAGAATATCTATCCTTTCTCTACTGTGGAAAACGCAGCACATGTACCTTTTGTCATGACCGACAAGGTTTCAATCTGCCTCAATGAACTATGGAATTGGAATACGAAGGAAACGAAGAACTTCATTATAGAAACTATGAAATATTATTTCCACGAGGATTCCATAAAGAATTTACTGCGATATATCAAGGATCACAAAAAGGCTCCAATATGGTATAATGATAATATTATAATATTTAATAACTTAGATAATATATTATATAATATTAAGTATACCAAATCGGAGCCATTGGGTAAAATTGACTCTTACAAGGAGTACTTTAGGTGGTATATCAATCACAGTTATAAAACTATGCAAGATATTCCTTGCACAACGTATCAAAATGAAACACTTTGACAGGTAGTTACTATGAACCAAATAATCCGAGAAATTGGTAATTTGAAAAAACTTGAACACGAGTATCAAAAAGAAATAAAACGCGGCAGTTATATAAAGGAAACCCATATATCACAGTCACCTTATGACCAGCCTTACTTCATAGCAGTACGTGACGGAGTCGAAATCCATTTCATGGTAGGCCATCCTCTTATCCGTGAAAAGAAGAAATACAACCATCGTTACAACAAGGAGTTCGAGGAAAAACAGAAGAAAAAGAAAGATCGCCGTAAGAAGAAATAATTACTATATTTAATACTGTTAACGACGTTATTACTAACATAGTTAATTCCTTAAATATACAGCTCCCGGTTAAGGTTTTTCTCCAAATAACCACAATTTTTCTTAGCCGGGAGCTTCTACGAACTTACGGCCGACCGGGTTACCGGCCTAAAATCGAAACCCAGTATTCTTTTGGACATATTGCCCTTTAAAGTCAGCCCCGTACAGAGATGTGCGGGGTTATTAATAGGAGTAAAAATGGAAGACAAAGTTATAGTAAGTAAAAAATATTATGTAAAACGAGACGGAAAAGTATATCGTATTAAAGACGATTCCGAGTTTATACCTTGTATAGATAAAGACGGCTATTATAATTTAGGTTTGAAAGGCCGAAAAAGTAAACTGTTGCATAGGCTAATTGCCGAGCTGTTTATACCAAATCCAGACAATTTGCCATGTATTGACCACATCAATAGAATAAGAACAGATAACCGTGTAGAAAATCTTAAATGGTGTACTAAGGCAGAAAACAATAGAAATACTGTAAGAAGCTTAAAAAGCGGTAATCAAAAGCACGAAGTTGATGAAAAAGAGTATAATAGGGAAAAAGCTAAGCGCTGGAGACATAAGTCCGGAAGGTCAATAAAATATTATCGAAATAAATAATGTACGAACAGGTTCCTCATGTGAGGGTAACGTCCTGAGGTACATTATATGGAAATGACAGAATATAATAATATAATCAAAGACTTTAAGGAATTTCAAAAGAAATCACGTAAAAAGTATAAAGCTTTGATTGATGACATCAAGGAAAACAAAAAATATGTTTCCGGTGACCAATATGGTAAAGAAGACGTAGAAATCCTAGGTAAGGATAGAAGCGAAAATAAGTTAAACATAGTAAAAAATGCTATTAGAACGATAACTAACACTTATCGTGATTCTACATATAGATGGGATGTTACGGATGTTTCTACTAATAAGAAATCTGAAATCCTTAACCAGTTTGGTATAAATTTCCTAGAAGACCCGGATAATGATACTGCAATCGTAGAAGCACTAGAATCTTCTGTTGCATTTGGTCTTGGTGTATTAGTCATAACGACAGATTATAATGTAGATGGTTCGCCTGAGCCAGTCCTTTATTCTATAAAGGATTTAGATAATGTATTTTTGGATCCGGATATTTCTAAAACAAATGGTTCTGACGCATGTGCTGCCGCAATTGTAGAACTTAAATCAAGAAAATGGATAGAAAGTAATTACGGAATAGAATTTTCTGAAATTGACACGCCAGCCGTGGATATTGACCAGGAATATGACCGTAAGGAATACATGCCTTTAGTAACATATTGGGCAAAAAATAAAGAAACCGGAGTAGTATGTTATAGATTGCTAGGTAACGACGTGGTTGAAGAAATCCCGCTGCCTATGACTTATATTCCTGTTATTCCAGTATTCGGTGAAAAGTGTATTTTAAATGATGATTGGAGCTGGACTGGTATAGTTAATCAGATGAAAGGTGTCCAGAAGCTTATAAACTACGCCTATAGCAACATTTTGGTGCGTTTGGCTACCTCCCCGAAGAATACTTGGGTATGCGAATCGGAATCCATTGAAGGAAACGAGAAGTATTTCCGCGATTCCAACAAGACTTTGAACCCGCTTTTGATTTACAACAAGTGGTCAGCCGACGGCAAGCGCGAACTCGAGAAGCCGGAACGTATCAGTAACGAAATCCAGCTCGGGGACGTAGGCGAGATGTTCAGCCAGTCCCTCCAGATGGTAAACAATATCATTGGTATTCCGGCAATCGGTATGGAATCTGAAGTTGAAAAATCAGCAACAGAAGTTCTTACTGCGGAAAAAACTTTCCAAAATAATGTACGAGCCTATATTTACAATTTGAAAGCCTCTCTTAAAGTCGCCGGCATGTGCCTATTTGAACTTGTTCAAGGTCAGCCATTATTTGGTTCAATTAAAATTAATATGATACAGGGACCGGAAGAAGGCCTTAAGAAACAGGAAGCACGTGTTATTCTCCAGCAGATGACTCCGTTGCTCACAGAACCGCAGGACCAGCGCAAGCTTCTGATGGCGATGGCGAACGTCGAACAGGATAACGAATACGTACGTACATTGGTCGAATTGCTCCAGCCTATGCCTACCGCACAGGAAATGCAGGATCAGGAACTCATCAACCAGGCCAACCAGGAAATCAAGCAGCGCGACATGCAGATTGCCCAGCTCTCGAAGGAACTCGAAGACACGAAGCGCCAGATTGAACTCAAGGGCTACGCTCTCGAAAGGGAATTCACTCTCGAACAGTTCAAGCACCGCAACGAGCTCGAAAAGATGATTCTCCAGAGCAAGCTCGACGGCTCGCTTTCCGAAAAGGACCTCGTGGAGATGGCCAACGAGCAGGAAAAGCAGAAGATGGAAATCGAACGCGAAGGCATGAAGCTCGACGCGCAGGCCATGAAGACACAGGCCGACGTAATCAAGGCGGATAACGAGGTCAAGGTTTCCGAGGCGAAGACAAAGCAGTCGCTCGCCAAGGCAAACGAGACGCACGCCAAGACAGTCAACAAGATTATTAAGGAGAAGAAATAATGTATAGAATCCCGGTTATCAACCAGTCTACATTATTCGAAGACATCGACAGGAAAGCCCTTGTCTACGGAAAGATAGAAGTCCTGGACCCGGTTTCAAACAACCCGCTCACAATCTGGAGCTATTCGGACGACGAGTATACGGTAATGACGAATCCGGTCCGCCTCGATATTGAAGGCAGGGTACCGCTTACGGTATTCTGTGACCGTATCGTATACTGCAGGGTGTATGCGTTCAAGGGACTCGACGAACATAACCAGCCAATCTGGGAATTCATCCGCGACTTCTACGCCGGCGAGAACGAGAATTCGGAATCAAGGGAATACGTAGTAGGTCTCGAAGCCCTCAAGGACCTGGATCCTTCTGTCAATTCCTCTGTTAACGTGCTAGGCTACTTCAACGCCTACGACTGCCCTATGAGACAGTACGTCTGGGATCCGACGTGCACCCAGGACGCAGATAACGGCTATATCGTAGCATCCGACGTTTCGTCAATCGGCCGTTGGATTCTCGTATTCAGCGGAGAATACCTTCCTTCCAGCTATTACGGCGTATATCCGGGCCATGTCGCCAATATCAACGCCTTGCTCTCCTATGTCGAATATGTCGGAACCGCCTCTACCAAAACAGCCCCCGGCGTATGGTTCGTGCCGGGCAGCTATAGCGTAGAAACCAATCTCCAGACTACCAAGCGAGTATTGCTCGACGCAGGTACTTCGTTTACATGCCAGTATTTCTACTGCGGCAACCTCAAGGTAATCGGCGAGCCTCAGTCAGCAATCTGTGACTTCGATTTCTATGACAACGAACAGGAAGCACATTCTTCTTGGTTCAAGACGGTATTCGGTTTCCTTACTTCTAATGCAAAGAAATACATACTGGACGCAAAGGACAACTTCGTAAACAAGACTTTACAGGCATCCGTGACGCTCCAGGACAAGATTATCGAGGGCCAGACAAGACTTCCGGTAACGTATACGGGAAGCGGCAAGATTACGTTAAGGAACTGCGTGATTAACGCCGAAAGGATATTCAACTATACCGATATTCTTTCCTTCGCATATATGGAAATCCACGACCACTGGTGGAACAACCCGGCAGACATCGACTTCTACGGCAAGGTCGCTGCGCGTACTATTTCGCTGAACAGCCTCGTAATCGACAACTTTACGAACATGACAGCATACGTGAACGCAGTCGGCGCCGACGGCCAACAGGTGCTCGATATGGCAGGCAGGTCGATTTATAATCTCGAATTGCCGCTGAGCGTAACTGAATTACGAAACGTACACGTGACCAATAATGCCAATATTCCGGCTAACGGCCGTGACATAACGGTTAGAAACTGCCAGTTCGCCAACGCCTCTGTTACCAGCAGGTATTTGACCGTATACGACAGCAGAATCCATTTCTACATGGAGCCTTCTCTGTCCGCCATGTGGGGTTATAATTCAGAACTCCGTTCCGGTTCAGATTTCGTCAACAAGGCTGCACAGTATGTCTTCGAGGACTGCAAGGTAGGAATCAATTTCAAGCGCGTTACGGATAACGATGCAAGGGACGCATTCCTTGAGTTCACCCGCTGCAACTTCGAAAATTGCGTAATCGAATCCAAGACGCTCAGGATGATGAACTGCGACTGCGAAGGCTGTACAATCAAAATCTATCCTTATAAGGACAATGACGTCTACAAGATGTACTGCCATTTCGTAGGAAACAATTTCAATTCCGGTCATCCTGTCGAGTTCACTAAGATTGACATTATCGACGGTTCCAACCAGGACGACGTCTACGACATCCAGGTTTCTTGGACTATCAGGGATAACCACTTCATGGGAAATTCGGAAGGTCTCAGGGCAAGGTATTGGCAGCATCGTACGGGTTCCAACTACGGCAAGACATTCATCGCCACTAACAAGAACGTGATGAATATCGATTACGAAGGGAATACAGGCGACTGCCCTGCCAACGACATGAGGGGTGTAACGATTGCCGATAACCAGGGTTACACGAAGGAAACCGTAGTAGTCGGATCCGATACAGCAGACCTTTACAAGTACAGCGGCGCCAACAAGCGTGTTATGCCTACAGGCGATAACGGTTATTGGTGGTGGCAGTCTGTCAAGGGCCCGAATACCCTCGTTAAGTATTACAACTGGGTGAACAGCCCGTATAACTCTCTGACTTATGACCTGTTCATTCATACGAACTGGTTCCTGTACCCTACGGCGCATGACGATCCTGTCAACAACGGGGATTTCTTCAGAATGTCAATTCTAAGCTATAGCGACTACATAAGAATCGTGCAGCGCGGCGATGGCGATAGAAACCAGGGTGTCGTAGCGAAGGTAATCTAAAACAAAAGACCATGCTTAACCGCATGGTTTTTTCTTACTCCTCCATTTTTATCTATCCATTTATCCCATTGCTTTTTACGGTATTCTTTGGGACTTATTTCCCATTTGCGTTCACCTTCAGGAAGATGACACGTTTTATTATGTGCATTCTCTATTCTAGTAACCCATCGCAGGTTTTCTAAACGATTATCTAATCTATTACGATTGATATGGTCAATTTCATATTCAGGACCTGGTTTTGGTGGACCGAAATTTTCCATTACCAATACATGGACATATTTTCCTTTTCTGTTTTTTCTGCCACCAATAGTAATTCTGTAGTAACCACCATTGGTTTTTGGAATAAACTCTTCACCTTTTTTAAAGTCTATTAGTTTACCGTCTTCTCGTAATATTAAATGTTTATTGATTTGCACCTGTCTCATATCATAATAAATATAATAAGAATTACTGGTTTTGTAAACCCATGGGAAACGTAAAATGAATTTAGTACCTCTTTTTGAAGAAGCCCTGGAATTTCAGAATTATAACGGAACAGTGCTTTCAAATGGTAAAGCCGCAGTCTACTATATCGGCCGTACACGCCTTGCTGATATTTACAATGACGTTGCAGCTGAATACCCGGCAGAAAACCCGAGAATTTTAGACAACCTCGGTATGGGTCCTGTCTATGTCAACCCTGCATTTGATTACGAATTAGTCGTATTCGATGCCTATGATAATGAACTGTTTTCCGTAAAGAAATACATACATTCTAAGGGCGAACATTCTACGGCTAATGTAGTAGTTACGCCATCTGAAAATATTGCGGTATCTGCATGGACAGTCGGTGACGTACAGATTTATATGCCGTATTTGACTGGCCAGCTAGGCAAGGTATACGAAGGTGTCGATCCAATCGTAGTCAATAACGTTGAAGACAAGATTTCGGCTAACCACGTGCCGCTCGGCGTCCAGGATCCGTTATATTTCGTCCAGGACGACGAGGAAGGATGTATTATCGGCTTTTCCGGCCAGACAATTCCGGAAGGAGTAATGACCGAAAGCGGTCTGGGATTCGAGAACGACAAGATTACCGGATATAATGGCTCAGCTTTCTCAGCAGGTAACGAATATGAAGCAGGATCTTACATTTCTATTACTGATAATACTATTTCTGTTACTGGCTTACAACCTGAGGGCGATTACGCTTACAATTCTGCACTTAGCTCTAAACTAGACGTTACTGCCTCCAGCCAGTTCTTGACAGGATTGCCGGAAGATTTGATGTATTCCGGTGACATGACGGCATACCAGCCGGTAGGAGATTACCAGACTGCAGGCGACTATCTTTCTGCGTCGGATTCAGCCAATTTCCTCCTTACTGGCGATTCCGCAAACTTCCTGTTGACTTCGGATTCGGGTAACTTCTACCCTATGGAAGGAAATCCGAGCGGCTTCTTGACTGCCCACCAGAGCCTTGACGACTATGCAACAAAGCAGTGGGTTGAAGACAAGGGCTATATTACGGGTATCGACATCGCGGAGAGCGCCAACTGGAACGAAGCCACTACTGTAGTCAATAACAATTCGGCTATCTGGAATTCAACGACCGAAACGGTTTCCAGTAATTCAGCCGCATGGGGTTCTGCTACGCCTCAGATTCCTGTTACAGGCATTAACGGTATCAAGATTTCGGAATCCGGCGATCAGGTCGTATTCGAGGTTTCTGGCGATTACTACACTAACGATAACCCTTCTGGATTTATTACCGGTGTCGATTTAAGCGACTATGCAACTACGGCTCAGCTCGCCGAAAAACAGGATTCCTTGAGCTACGGCTATCACGATACTGCGATAAGCTCTATCGACGAGTCCGCCATTTACGATACTTCTGCTCATGCACGTATCAATACGCTGGCTGGCCGTATTTCAGATTTGTCTTCTAACAAGCTTGACACTTCTGCATTCAGCGATGTTTCTGGAACGTTCTTGACCGCTCATCAGGATTTAAGCGATTATCAGACAACTGCAGGAATGACAGCATACCAAGAAGCAGGTGACTACTACTCAGCATCTAACCCGTCTGGATTCATCACCGGTGTGGATTTGACGCCTTATCAGACAATCGAAGGCATGACTGCTTACCAGCCTGTAGGCGACTATTTGACCACGGCCGATTCTGCCAATTTCTACACGACTGCCAACGAATCCGGTTTCATTACTGGTGTTGATTTAACTCCGTATCAGTTAACTGCAGACATGACTGGTTACTTGACTACAGCTGATTCTGCAAACTTCTTGACTGCCGTACCTGATACTTATTTGCAGAACACTGACTTGACAATTAGCGACGGAAAGATTACCGAAATTTCTGGCGTTCCTTTGTCAGCAGGTGACGAATTTCCTCAGAGTGCTACTGAAGCTATCGAGACCGTAACTGCTAATTCTGCTGACTGGAACGGAACTACAGAAACCGTAAGTTCTAATTCTGGTGCTTGGGGTGGTAGTGCTCTCCCGATTTCTGCAGGTAATGGTGTAAAGATTAGTTTACAGAATGATACACTTGTATTTGAATCTGACGAAACAGTTTTAGTAGATAATGGTAATACAGCATATAATGCATCATTTACATTAAATGAACCTTTGAGTTCTTTTGAAAGATTTAGAATTTATGGTTGTGCATTATCTGACGGTAAAACATTCATTTCTTGTATGGAACAGGAACCTGTAACTGGTAGTTATATATCTTATAATGGAACTTATATGATTCAAAATGGGTATCCAGTAAAGTATATGTTAGGATATTCTAGTGATAATGATTTGACCTATACCATTTTACAAAGCAGGCGTGAATGGACAACACCGGATGGAACTGCTTGGGCATGCAACTATAATCCAACAACGGATGCAGAAAAACCAAAAAACGGTTTTATTTATAAAGTAGTAGGTATCAACAGAATAGCAGGTGAATAATGGCAGATTTGTATAAAATACAATATGCGAACAATACATTAACCTATCCCGGTTGGAATGGGTTTTTGCAATATGAAAATAAGGCTGTTCCATTCCAAAGGTATGAAATTACTCTTTTCAAGTCTGATAATGGTTTAGGCGTTTCTGCTGGTACTCTTTCGCAGCCTTTCTCGGCATTTGACGAAATCGGTATTCGTTGTTGTTGGGAAGGTGATAGAACTTTGCATGGCTGTAACTGGCTGTGGTTTCCTCAGACACAGTTTACTGCTTCTACCGGAAATCAGATATTGAATTATATGATGGCCAATGACTCAAACTATTACATTTGGCAAAGCAATATGAACTGGTCTAATGCAAACAATACGTTTACTGTACTGAATGACCAAGGTTCTAAATGGTGGGGTATGACTTCTCCGATAAATACTACAGCTACAATCGGTGCAACAAATAACGCCAGCAGACATAAAATTGTTGGTGAAATTGTAGGAGTTAAATATCAATGATTTACGACAAGACTTTACTTTATTCAGCGACGGCTACAACTTCTACAATTACTCTTCCAGAGCCGTTAAGCGCTTTCGAAAGATATGTTGTAAAAGTTTCTCCAGGTGTTTATTGGGAATCGGTCTGTACAGGTGACAGGTCGGTTCAACGTTATAACCGTTATGGTTCTTACAATAACGATGGATATATGGAATGGCCTGCAAACTGGGTCATTTCTAACGGTACTAAGACTATGACTTGTAACCGTTTCCAGCTTTTGATGCAGTTAAATACAGCTAACAAGACGCAAACTTTTGGTTGGAACAATACCGCAGGAAATATCAAGAATATTTCTGAAGTATGGGGTATTAACAGAAAAGAACATATAGAAACCGAAGGTGCTGGAAAACCTGAAGGCGAAGGCTGGCATGCATATGACGAGACTTTACTTTGGTCTGGAACTGACTATGCTAACCAATCTCATATCGATTTAAGTGGAAGAGCATTGGAATATGAACGCCTTAAAATCGGTGTCGGTTCTTTTGGTGAATCTACAAACATTTACGATGTTGACGCACCACAGTCTTATACTTCCTGGCTTCCTTTACGTTCTTATTGGGGAACTACTACCGGTTCTTTCTATCTTTCTATGCACAGATATAGATGGGATAACGAAACTTCTGGTCTTTCCGCTGTTTCTGGTAAGACATGGCAGTTAGGAACTGGTGCAGCTAACCCATTTTCTACTACAGGTAACTATACTGCGACAGATCCTCATATTAGACGTCCTGTCTGGGCTATCTGGGGTGTAAACCATAAGAAGCCTTATAAGTTTATTGCTGTACCTTCAGAAGGCGGTACGGTTTCTTCTGATAGGGTTAACGGTTACGAAAACGACATAGGAACTATCACAGTAACTCCAGCAGGTGACGAATGGCGTCAGAGTGCATTGAACATTACCGGTGCCACATTGACAGGTAATGACTTCATGTTTGAAAATTCCAATGTTACTGCTCAGGCTGAGTTCGAACATTCTAGAGATTTGACATTGGTCAATTCTGAACATGGTACTTTGAGTGCTGATAAAATGTCTGGATTCTCTGGAGATGTCGTTACTGTTGACGCTACTACTGACGAAGGATGGTATCTTTCTGCTATTGCTTTGACAGGTGCTGAAGCAACTGGTTTCAAGTTCATGTTTACTGGTTCTGATGTTACTGCACAGGGAGAATATACGGATGTTGGATTCCCTGTTACGTATTTAAATGATGAACATGTTCAGTGCACTGGCGATGCAATTTTCATTCCAGGTAATAGTGGTATTACACTTGAAACAGGTTATGATCCATATTATAGAATTTCAGGATATGAAGTAGAAAATGGTACTATTGAAAATGGTGTATTGATTCCTACTGGTCCTTGTACTGTTAAAGCGGTACAGAAGGTTAACTACTTTACTGCGACAGGTAACTTTGAAAAGGGAAGCGATGTTGTAGCTAATGGTAATAATGCTGCCAATCCTGGTATGTACCAGGCTAAGTGGACATATAGTAATGTTCCAGCAAAATATGCATTACATCAATCACATACAGGTGATATTTCTACTGCATGGTATTCTACATCTAATAGATGGAAACCAAATGATGCTTCTGCATATTCTATTACATTAAATACCAAATGTACATTTACTGCAGGTGGTGGAATAAATGGACAGAGTAGAGGAGCGACAGCTGTTTCTTTATTAGGTTCAACACAAACCCAGTCGCAAACATTTGCATCTAATAATGCTGCAACATGGAATTATAGCAAATCTGTAACTACAACAAGCCAGAATATATTATATGGTTTATCTGGTAGAGTAGGAGCTACAAAATACATGGATGGTGAGTATGTCATAAGAGTTTGTACTGCTACATACGTTGCAAATAATACAACTGGTACATGGACCGCAACTGGCATCGCGCCTTAAGGAGAAATTATGGAAGATTTACTTACAAACGCATTCAATACCGGTGACATAAAGATAGTCATAGCTGCCTTGGTAGTCTATGCTATCATTTATTTGCAGAGAAAGGACACAAAGGGCAAGCGTGACGAAGATTATGACGCGATGGATAAACGCATAACTTTATTGGAACACGACTGTGAATTTATGAAGTCCCAGCATGCGTTGTTCGGGCAGAAACTCGACAATATCATGGATATACTGACAAAGATTCAGATTGAGCTGGCGAAGAAGGAGGATAAATGATAAATTCGGCATTCAGTCTTTCTTTCAACGGCAAGGCGCTTCTGAACAATTCCAAGGAAATGCTCTGGGAACGTAACATCTATCAGGTTACGACATCTACAGACGGCCACGGTTCCATTACGGCTACTCCTATGTCAGGCTATACAGTATTAGAATAAATAATACAGAGGTTTTATAGATGAATATCGTCTCAAATCATAACAGGTTATTACGCGGCGCGCCAGTCTACACTGCAGGCGGCGATATGTGGACTTCTGGTTTGGAATACGAAGACGGAAAGATTACTGGATATTCCGGTTCCGCTTTCGGTCCTGACTGTCCATGTGACTCCGCCGCAATCGTCGATTCGGCTTTCGACAAGTCTACCGCATGGGTAGAAGAACAGAATTACCTTACGGCTCACCAGGATGTTTCCAATTTGCCGTATGTTCAGAATTCTTCTCTTGAATTTAACGGAGCGTTGATTTCGG